TCCGGCCTGTGGTTCTTGCCGTCAACCCCCGTGTACGGGTAGGCGAGTACGACTTTGGGCATGGTGTCTCCTCAGACGGTTAGGACGGAACCTGTGATGGTGAGCTCGACAACGAAGTAGCGGCGCGGCTTCGTATCAGCGATCGGGGAAGGCCCAGCGATCTCAGCGACCTTCTTGACTGAGCCGTTGCCGACCGCGGCGGCGAACAGTGCGCGGACCAGCCGGGCCAGGTCGGCGGCATCCTGCTCAGTAGCCGCCCACACGTTGACCCCGAGGCGGGCGACCTCTTGGCGCATGTTGACCCTTGGGCCACCATCCCTGCGGATCGTGACGAGCCGTGCCGGGATGGTCGTGGGGACCGTGGTGCCAACGGTCACACCGGTCGCGTAAGCCTCAGCCCGCAGCGCGAGCGCGGCGCGAAGGTAGCCGGTCGCCCATAGGTCTACGTCGCCGAACTGTGAGACCTGCATCAGGCGCCTCCTGCTGCGTCAATGGCTCGAGCAAGGTTGCCAGTGTTGGCCTCGACGATCATCGAGTACGGGGCGTGCGCGTACACGCGGGAGACGACGCGGTCCTTGTGGACCTCGTCAACAACCTCGATGCCCGCGAGGTACTCGCCCGACGCGACCGGGGCCGAAGCCCTCGCGGCGGCAGCAGCAGCCTCGGCGCGGCGGTGTAACTCAGCCTTGACCTTCTCGGACTTCATCATCTCGGCCATGCCGGGAGAGGACAGCCTGACCTTGAAGTTCGCCATGTCAGCCTCCGAACGTTTCTCGGTCAACGTATTGACGTTTGTAGGTACATAGTGCATATTGGAGGACATGACAACCAACAATGAAGCCGCACACTGCGCGGTCTGTGGTGCGCAGGCCCTAGTCAGCCATGAGAAGAAGATCACCGAGAAGAAGCGCAAATGGCGCTGGACGACGGGCTTCCTGGTCCGCACGAAGGTGCTGGTCGGTGTCGACCGTTGGCTCCAGTGCAAGAAGTGCGGAGCGAAACAGTGACGCGAGAGCCGATGATTAGTCGCACCGTGCGTATCCCGCGTCAGTTATGGGCTGCGGCACAAGCCAAGGCCGACGAGCGTGGCGAGTACCTGAGTGAAGTCATCCGCAAAGCGTTGGAGCGGTACGTGAGACGCAAGTGACGGCCTGCCTCATCACTGAGTGCAACCGCACGCCCTACGCCCGCGACTGGTGCTTCCCGCACTACACCCGCTGGCGCCTAACAGGTTCACCTGAAGGCGCAGGCTCCCACATACGGAACGACACCGCCATTAAGTCATGCTCGGCTGACGCCTGCGACGCTACGGTCCACGCCAGAGGCATGTGCCAGCCGCACTATTACAAATGGTGGAGGGATGAGTCCACACGTGCGGATGTCAAGGTGATTCTGCTTCCCGATGGCACAGAACGCATGGACCCAAACGGGTACATCAGGATCATGGCGCGAGGCAACCCAGGGGCAAGCGACAAGGGCTACATGATGAAGCACCGGCTCGTGATGAGCAAGCACCTCGGTCGGCCGCTACTGAGAGAGGAAAACGTCCATCACATCAACGGCATCAAGGACGACAACCGCCTAGAGAATCTCGAGCTCTGGACCATGTGCCAGCCCTCAGGTAAGCGTGTCAGCGAACTGCTCGAATGGGCACGAAGTCTTGAGGCTCTTTACGGTTCAGACATTGACTCCGGAAAACTACCCTGCGACACGCTGTAACTGGACAACGATGCCAGGGCGCCAAGCGCCGAGGCGCCAGTCGGCAGCTTCCCCTAGAACGTCGTAGTCGATGCCACGGACCTTGACCCTGTTGGTCGGGGTGATCACGGTCCCGGCTGGCATGTATGCCGTGTAGCCGCTCGTCACACTGTTGCGGGCATCTTGCACGGGCTCGGATGACGGGCGCGGCTCACAGAGGACGTTGTCGACACTGACCTGCGTCGGCGTGGCCCAGTCGGTGCCCGTCGTCTCACCCGAATACGGGTCAGTGACCGGGGTGCCCGTCAGGACGAGGACCGTCTCGCCGCCGAGCATCAGAACTCGTCACCCGACAGCACGCCGCCCTCATATAGCGGGTACTCGTAGTTCGTCAGGTCAGCGCCACACGAGCAGTAGGTCGCGCCGAAGAAGATCGCGCACCACGGTTGGTGAACCAACCCGGAGTCGCTCGATGGCGTGATCGAGAATGCGGCGCCCGAGTTCACTGTGCCCGTTGAGCAGATATCTTGCAGCGCGGCGATCTCGCTCGGCCACAGGTTGAACCCGGTGCGCTGACGAGTGTCGACGGTAACGCCGAACGGGCCCGCGGTCTGCGCCTGGAACGCGCCGGATCCGGTCTCAGCCCAGCGCTTCACAGCGCCGAGGAGGATCACCTTCGCCTCGGCCAGTTGGTCGGGTGTTGGTGCGATGCGCGCCCAAGTGACCGTGCCATCGGTGACCGTGTCCCCGATCGCAGCCGGAGCGGCCGGGGCGAGTGCGCCGGAGGTGCCGGCCACAGTCACCTTCAGCGCCTCACCACTGGTGAGTTTGACTGTCTGGTCGAAGACGTAGACCGTTGTCGCAGCCCAGTTCGAGGTCGGAGAGATCAGGCAGGGGGCGACCCGCGACGCTCGCGCGTTCGCTCCAGCCACCATGTCTATGACCATGTCGGCCGTCTGCAATGTGGTCGGAAGATCGGTCACGACGATGATCTGAGCCACGGGTCACCCCCTCCTGGTTACTTCTCGGTCTTGCTGGCGGCGGCCTTCTTGGCCACCGTCCTCGTGGCGGGCTTGCGAACGGCCCGCTTCACCGGTGCCTTCGTGACGGGCTCGGCCTTCTCTGCCGGTTCCCATCCGCCGCCCAGCCGGGCGGCCGTCTCGTCAGAGACAGAGACGACCGCTCCGGTCTGGATGTTGCGAAGGCGAGGCATCAGACCATGTCGATGACTTTGGCGATCGCGAGCAGATCCGCGATGCCCCAGCCGTACAGAACCTCGGCGCGGAACGCGACCTGGTTGTTCCGCTTCAGGTCGCCGCCACCGTCCGGGTCGCCATACTTGATGAGTTCGAGGGCCAACTGGCGCTGGACGCCCCACCCGATCGTGGAGAAGTCCCCCACGAAGCCGAGCGTCTTGGTGTCGACAGCGATGAGGCTCTTGGCGCCGACCGTGCGGGACACTGATGCGCGGTGGTTCTCCAGGTTGGAGACCGCGGTGGTGAGCTTGAAGTCCGGGTAGATCTTCTGCTCCGTGGTGGTTGCACGAAGAGCCGAGAACTTCGCGGCGTAGGTCGGGTCGAGGGCGATGTCGCTCGGGACGAACCCAGCGGCCAGGACCAGCGCGTCAGCCGCGTCGAGGCTGACGTAGGGCTTGTCCGCCGCCACGTACTCGACAGAGTTGGTGGTGTCGCACAGGCCGCCGTTCATGGCGGCCACGACGGCGCCGCCGGTCGGGTTGATCTCGTGGAACACGCCGAAGTCCAGCGCGCGGGAGAGTGCCGGCTGGATCAGGTCCAGGATTTGCGAGACCACACTGAGCCGGTAGTCCTCGTCGGCGAAATTGACCTCGTCGGTCCATCGCACCGTCTTGTGGAACTTGAACGGCTTGACCGTCGTGGTCGTCGGGGTGATCGTCGAGGGGCCCTTGTTCGCGCCCTCTCCGACGTACTCGGCCTCGCCGATGTCGAAGGTCATCGCGTGGCCCTGCCCGAACTTCATCGGGATGGCACCGCTGAGCGTGGCGATGGTGGACCCTGCCTGAACCTTCTTCAGCCAGGGGTCCATGATGTTGTCGGGAAGAGCGAGATTCGCTGTGGTCAATGCAGCCATGATGTTCTCCTTCTAGGGGTATGTCAGTCGGCGTCTTGGAACAGGTCGCGCACCATGGCGCGCATCGGGTCATCGCCGGACTGTGGGTTGTTGCCCTCACGGGGCACGAAAAGGCCATGCTTCTTCGACGCCGCGACGTCTTCGACCCCACGGGCCACGAGTCGCTCAACCTGCTTCAGCAGTACCTCGGGATCGGCAGCAGTCAGGAAAAGCTCTGCGTCCTCGGACGGGATCTTGTGCAACGCCACGAGGTGTGCTCGCAGCGCCTCGGATACCTTCGCCGGGATCTTGGCGATCTCGGCATCAGCAGCAGCGAGACGGTCGGCCGTCTTCTGCACGTCGGTCTTCTGGGCCTCTTTGATCGCGGCCAGTTCAACAGCTGCGGCCTTAAGCTCCGTGACGTTGCCGATCTTGCGCTTCTGCTCCGCGAGGAACGTGTTGACCTGTTCCTGCGTGAATGTCTCCGCGACCTTGTTGGCCGCTGCCTCTTCTGCTGCTGCGGCTTCCGCTGCGGCTGCTGTGCTGGCGTCGTCGGGCATGGTGCTCCTCCGTGTGGAGTGGTGGTTCCCGGCTTTGAGCGCAGCCGTTGCGCTTGGCCCCGTGAGGGGTTGTCTATGGGGG